CCTGAATGGCCGGGAAAAGCGCGCCGATCAGGGCGCTGAGACGGGTTTTTCGCATGGTATTCCCCTGATTAGGCTTTCGCCGGTTATATAGCGTTTGTTTCAAAAAGTCAACGTACGCGCCGCGCGCGGATAAGTCCGTTACATGTAGCCGTTCCGCCAGTAAAGCTCAATTGCGCTACCAGAAATACCGTAGTCGTGCCGGCGATACTAACCCGGAAGCTTGGCGTTGAAAGGTGGCAGGCTCCCGCCCCCGTTATGACAGTCGTACCTTGTAACAGACTAAGACTTCCCACAGCCCCCAAAGTGGCTGAAGTCGTGCTTATGCTCGCCCCGATGAACTGGACAGACGTATTACCTGATGGCAGAAACTGGACGCTACCGCTCACGTCCCAATCGCCGGAGGTCAGAGAAACGCTTGTCGCGTTGGCAGCGGCGCCGTTCGTTAGCGAAGTGCCGCTAGTGGTGTTGGTAGCGAACTCGCCCACGCTGCCTGCATTCGCGTTGTCGTTCGTTGTCGTGCCGACAATGCCGTTCGTGCTCGACGGCGTGAACGTGCCCGTGCTGCTAAGCGTAGTGAACGCTCCGGTGCTCGCCGACGTGTTCCCGACAGGGCCAGGGGAGGCGAAACGCGCCGTGAAGCCCGCGCCGCTAACCGTCGAAGTGGCGGACAGCGTGGTGAAAGCGCCTGTGTTAGGCGTCGTCGCGCCCACAGCCGTGCTATTAATGCCGCCCGTCGCGCTGAACCCGCCCGTGTGCGCCCATGCGCCTGTACCGCTGTTCGACGTGATGCCGCTGATTCCCGCCGCCTGCCCCCCGGTGATTGTGAAGGCGTTCACAGAAGCGCCGAACGCATCGTTGGCAAAGCCGAATGCCAGAACCGTCGAACCCCACGTAATGAACGCGTTCTTATTGTTCGCGCTCCGGATCGAGTCGATGAACTGGACGGTCGGGTTCGGGCTGTTGTAAACCTGCGTACCCGTGACGGTAACCGCCGGGATCGCGCCGCCGCTTGCGAACAGACTGGTGCCCGCCACGGTGGTCGGCGTTGTGGCGCCGATGGGCGTATTGTTTATCGTGCCGCCCGTGACCGCAACGCCTGACAACGTGCCGGAAGTCGCATGCACCGCCGCCACGGTCGGGTTCGGGTATGTTCCGGACAGGTCACCGCCCGCCGGCCCCTGCGGCCCCGCTGCCACGATAGTGTTAAGCGCTAGCGTGGTCTGCTGTGCAAGCGAGTTGATACCGGCCTGCACCTCTTCGGGCGGCACGTCGGTGCCCGCGCTGCGCACCTTGTAAGGCGTAATCAGGAACTGGTCAGCCATGAAGTGCCCTTAACCGTTTGCTTAGCGATGGGCGCCCGCCGGGGCAGTGCGTCAGGAGATACGTGACAAGTCCCGGCCCGTATCCGCACGCCTTCGCGTACTGGTCTGCTTCAAACTCCTGCGCATCGCACAGAGCGAAGAACTTTTCCGTCTGGAAGAACGCGCGCAGCGTCGCGATCCACAGCAGGCGCGTGCGCACGTGCTTGTGGTGCAGATGACCGCGCTCGTGTGCCAGTACTGCGTTCTGTTCGAACTTCGACAGGACAGCAAACTGGCTCCCGGTCTGTATTGTGCCCCACGGCGTGACGCGTGCGCAGAAGTCTTTCATCGCGGCCCCATCTGCGGATCCTGAACCGTGTCAGGGTGAATCATGCCGGCGGGGCCTTGCGGACGCGGCTGACCAGGTTGCGCGCCGGGGCGCGGAGTTCCGGCCACGCCTGGAGCCGCGCCGCCGGGTACTCCCGGCTGGCCCTGCGGTGCACCCAACTGCTTCTGCATCTTCTGGTTCATCGACTGCTGGTGCGCCTGAATGTGCGCGCGGAACAACCCTACCGGATCACCCGTGAGCGTCGCACCCTGCATGTGCTCCGCGATGTGCCGCTGGTCGTCGTCCGCCGGATGGACTTCCGCCGGCAAGCCGTTGTGCATCATCAGGTTTTCGTCTGACGGCTCGACGTGGTACAGATTGCGCTCATCGATCAGGATACGCGGCCCGACTTCCGGCCCAAAGATCTGTTCGGTTCCCATCTCCAGAATCGGACCCACGTTCAGGCGTCTGCCGTCCAGCTGTTGCGGCGGGATGCCGCGAAGCACGTTCATCCATGCAATCATCTGCTGCATGCGCTGCATGCCCGTCTGATAGGCCGTGCCGCACCAGCGGAAGAAATACCGTTCGTTGAACGCCTGCACGGGAATCTCTTCCTGCTTCGCCCGCGCGCCGACTTCGCCCATCGTCACGACAGTCAGTTCCTTCGTGCGGAACTGGCGGTCAAGTTCGAACATGCGCTCCAGCAACGGGTTCAGGATGCAGCCTTCATAGCGCTTCGCGTGGTCGATAATGTTCGACTGCTGTTCCTGCGCCTGCGCGGCAGCCTGCGCCTGATTCTTCCGGCCCGCCGGCATCTTTCCGAGCATGGCGTCGTTCACTTCCATGCTCTCGTTGATCTGCGCCTTGATCGCCTGGCAGAGCGCCACGGCATCTTTGTAGATCGCCGGGAACTGCGCGAACTGCGTTTTCTGCGGATCGGTCAGCCACACGGCTGCTAGGCCCATCACCATCGACTGATAGTTCGGGTTCGCGAGCGGATCGGTCATCACGATAGGCAGGAGCGCGTACTGCGCGCTGTCCTGGCCCATGTTCCAGTAGTCGTTCAGGTTCCACTGGAGATACTTCACGGGTTCTACGCGCGAGATCCCGTAAATCGTTCCCTGAATCCGTTCCACGGGTGCCGTGATAATCGGGCGTTTTTTAGACCAGAACGGGTTACGGATGATGCCGAGAATGATTTCCGGACCAGCGTAGTAGACGAAGCAGGGCTCTTTCCCCCGGCCTTCTTCCAGTTCCAGATTCGTGTGCACCTCATAGATCAGTGCGTATTTGTACGTGCCTTCCGTGCGCACGCCGGCGTCTGCCGTGCGGCGCTTGTTCGGGACCCGCTTCTGACGACCGCCGTCCGGCTCGTTCAGATTGTCCATAATCTCTTTCGCGTTCCAGCCGACGAAGACGCCTTCATCGATGAACTGCTGGACGGATTCTTTCGACAGGCGCAGCCGGACTGCCGTAGCGGTCGCGCGCTCGATGTCGTTCACGGTCGGCGGATAGACGGCGAGATCATCAACGGCCATCGGCGTGATGTCCGGCATCTCGTCAACAATCTCTTTCTCTTCAACGTCCCACTCTTCCTCAACCGTCACGTCTTCCACGTCCACGCCTGCGGCTTCATCCGTCAGGATTGGCGGCTTCTTGACCAGTTCCGTGATGCGCCGCGTGGTCTTCATCCAGTCCACGTACAGGCACCATTGGCCCGTCACGTCGCCCGACAGCAGATCCGCGCGAACGATGTCCTTCAGGTTCGTTTTGCGAATGTAGTGTTCAAGGAGAGCAAGAGTAGGAAAAGGCGTGACCGAAGCCGGTCCGACCGCATCCACGTGCTTATAGTTTGCAGGGAATAAAGTCGCCAGAGTGCGCTTGCATCGGGCGTTAATTGCATCGCGCACAGCAGGTATGTAGCACTGGCTGTTCCCGGTGTACTGCTGGTTTTCATCGGGGCGCGCATTGTAGATGTTCCAGTATTCTTCCACCCAATCGGACTGCTGTTGCTTGTTTTCATAGCACTTCTGGATCTTCGGATAGAGCTTGCACGCGTCGATATAGGCTTCGCTACCCATGTCTTCCGCGAAATTTTCCAGTTCCTCGCCCGTCTTTTCAGCGTCCAAAGCCCGTGAATCGAGGGTTTCGATTACGGGCTCTTCGACCTTCTTTTCTTCTTTCTTTTTGCGCGCCATTATGCGTGTCTCGCGAACTCGCCATGCAGCATATCCGCCGCGAGGCAATAGAACTCATGCGCAAGTTCCGCCGTTTCGAAGGTTCCTAGCGTGAGGTATCGACCTTCGTAGCCGATACGCGCCCGCCACTTGCCGGTATCTTTCCGCAACTGAACGCCTTTGAATCCGGAGACGTTATCCACGCGGCGCGGGTAATTACGGAGATTCTCCGCGCGCAGACACGACCTCAGATTGCCTTTCTGATTGTTCAACTTGTCAACGTCGCGATGATCCACGTGCATTCCGTCGCCCGGTTTGGCGCCCGCTATCACGCGATGCATCAGCACTGTCCGGCGCGTGCCGTCTTCCTGCTTCTGGTTCCGCGCGGCGTAACCATCGTTCTGAAGATACCACTTAAAACAGGACAAGCGCTCGTAGTCGTCATCGTCTACGAGCGCGAATCTTCCTTTCGTAAGCGGGATACGCTTCATCCAATGACCTTGCCTTTTAGTTTCCGTTCAAGCGAGGAGCCGGTATTCCGATCGCGAGGAGTCGGAGCCGGTCTATCATCGTACTCTGGCTTTTTCCGGGTCTGCCCGAACACCGTGTCCGTCTTCTTGCCGCCCCACGGCACACCGTGGCGCAGTTCGACGGATTCCGACCAGTTGCGCCCGTTGTTGCCGGCGCGATCCTTTTTCGTGACTTTCATGCTGGCCTCTTCTTAGGTGCGATCTTGCGCTTCGCGCCCATCGGTGGGAGTTTGGCGCCCTTGCCGGGCGTCTTGCGCGTGTCGCGCTCCCGGCCCTGACTGCCTTCGCTCTTGTGGTGGTCGCGATAGCCCACGATCAGCCGCCCATCTTCGCTTTGTGCTTCGACGTGCGCTCGCCGCGCATGGGCATCTTGCCCTTGCCGGGATCTTCCGAGCGACCGCCCTTCTTGATCGCTTCAGGTGACGCCTTGACTCCGGGGGCCGTATAAACCCGGTTCATCCGGCCTTTCTTGCCTTCCACTTACAGCCCCTTGCGGCGCATCTGTTCGCGCTGGGGACCGCCTTGCAGCTTCTCGCCAACCTTCTCAGGCTTGCCTTGCGCGCCGCCTTGCTGCTGGCCCTTATAGAACGAAACCGGGTTTTGCGAAGGGGCTTTCGGGGTGATCGTGCGGGAAATTGCCATGACTATCTCCGTGGGAGAGAAGTGAAATAGGTTGCACCCTGCGGATTAGTAGCAGAAGACAGGTCTTCCGGCAAGGTGCTTTGTCGCGATGTTAGCACAAATATCGCCGACTCCAGCCCCTCCAGCAGCGTGCGGTGCGCGCCGCGCTCAGGCTCTGCCGCCAGTTGCCCTGTCTTACTGACAGGGTAGCAGTAGCCTCCCGCAAGAGCGTTCAGCGTCTGCCGCGCGTTACTATCGACCAGTAGCAGACGCTTGCCCTTCATCTCCGTGCGGATCATGGGCGACAGCGCGCCGCGCGCCATGCTCGGATACGCTCCGCGCATCGGGTTCATCTTCGCGGTTCGCAAGGCGGTCATCAACGGCATGCGGTCTGCCTGGTCGGCAACGTCGCCCGGTATCCAGCACGTCAGCCTTGCTCGCGGGAAAGCTGCGCGTACAAGTTGCAGCACGTCCGGTACAGCCTGCGCTGGCACGACTGGCGAAATCCAGTCGGCAACCACGGCGAGGCGCTCACCCTCAACAGAAACAAGCACCGCCGTAGTCTCCGACCCGTTCGCGTTGAAGCAGAGCGCCATTGCATCGCGGGCAGTAGGTTCATAGCCGTCGATGATGTTGTAGCTGCCGAAGTCTTCATAGACCGGTACTCCTGAGAACACACGCTGCGCGTACGCCAGCGCGTTAAGGATGTCGCGCTTGCCGGAAGGGAAGTTCAGTATCTCCGCAACCAGCTGCGCGTGCTGCCCGCGTCCACCTACCAGTACCACGTCCCCGGCTTCGAAGAACGGTTGCAGTCCCATGATGAACTGTTCTTTCGAACGGTCCTGCAGCGCCTGGATTGCCTTCAGCGGCAGACTCACCCCGCGCCTGAGCATCTCCGCGCGCATCGGCTGAAGCAACCACTCGTCCAGCGAGTTCTTTTCAATCGCCACATTAGCATCATCGAACCGGCGCGACGTGTCGAACGCATCCGCGATTATCTGGTCGGGCTTCCAGTACTCGCCGGAACTTGCGTGCACGTAGATACGGGTTCCGAGACGAGAGAGCACAACACGGCCAGTGCGATCAGAGGAAGTAACACTTGCGGTGCGAGCAGGATCGACCACAAGTGTCTTAGGAAGCCACGGTGCGGGGTCCAGTGCGATTTCACGGATATGCTCACTTTCAAAAGGTTTGTCCTGACTGCCGATCGCCATCAGCATCAGTTCCTGAAGGAACCCGCGCAACTGGCCGGCCTTCTCGTACCGGTCGCGCTCCCTGCGTACCCAGTCCATCGGAAAGCGTTCCGGCCAGAGCGCCTCCGTTGCCGGGTCGTCAATATCCCCGTTGCAGATCGGAAAGCGCAAGGTGGTCCACTGGTCATCAGCCCTTAACCGTGACACAAGGCAGTCTTCCGCCAGTGGGGTCTGTGTCACCCGCACCTTGCGCTTCTCCTTGTCCATCGCGGGGATCAGTTGCAGGTACAGCTTCCTCAAGGTGGCATCCACCGCCGCCTTGTCCTTCACCATCGTCTCGTTCTCGATGTCGTCCAGGTACGCTCTATCCGGGCGCCAGTCGTGCCACTTGAAGCCCCGGAGTTCTTCCTCCCACCCGTGCGCCTCCAGCAGTACGCCGTTCGGCAGTTCGAACTGGTGTTCGTTCCACAGCCTCCCGCGATGCCCCGTCAGTTTCCCGAAGAGCGTCAGCAGCTTCATGTTCTTCGCGGCTTCGTTCTTGATCGCCTCCAGCCGCTGACACGCCTTGGTGTACGTCTCGCCAATGATGAGACAGTAGTTGAAGTTCGCGAAGCACGCCTCCATCAGCAGGTGTTCTTCCGACAGGGTGGACTTCGCCGCACTCCGGAACGCCTCGATCAACACCAGCTCGTCAGCACTGCGCCACGCGTCCATGATCTGAACGTGGAACGGGGGGCTCGCCTGCGGATGCCGGTGCGGGAACAGCATGGCGCTTGCCAGCGCCCGGTCTTCCGAGATGATGCGCAGCGTGGCTGCGGAAGTCAGACCGGTCATGTGAGTTGCGTGTTGTCTACCAGAATGCCGTTGAATGCCGCGTAGCCGTTCGTCGCCGTCACAATGCTCGACACCCGGATCACCAGCGAGGTTGTCGCCGGAACCTGCGCACCCGTAAACACACGCCGCTCCGTGGGCGCCATCGTGCTGGTCGGGTACTCATTCGTGGTCGTAATCAGTCCTGAAGCCGCCACCCGCGTGAAGCTGAACGTAATCCCCTGGTTCGCGGCGAACCCGCCCACCTCCAGTAGCAGGTCCGTCACGAGTAGCGTGAAGCCCGCCGGCACGGTGTACACCGCCTGTTTGGCGTAGCCGAATCCGGCTCGCGCAATGGCCTGTGAGGCACCCGCGCCCGTCACGCGCAAGGTCACGTCCCCCGCGTTCGTGTTGCCGCTGCCCGCACTCGCAATGCTCAATCCGTTCACGCGCAGGTAGGTGCCCGTCGTCTGCACCGGCGTCACGCCCGCCATCGTGATGACTTCACTGATGACGTTGAAGTTCGCGTCCAGCCCGACAATCGTGAACGTCCGGGCGCCCGTGCCCGCTGCCGTGTCGCTGGCCGAACTGGAGAGAATTTCCAGTTTCGTTGCCGCTGCCTGGAACGGGTAGGCGCTCGCTCCCTCCCACACGTCCGTCCCCGCTGCCGCTGTCGGCGTGTGCCCGTACTGCGCCACGCGGGAATGCCCGCCCACGCGCCCGAGCGTCACGCCCTGCTCCCACACGGGCGACTGCACGATCTGCGGTGTCGAATTCACGTATCCGTTTGCCATGTTCCCTCCTGGGGGTTTCGCGCGATTATGGCACGTGCTTCCAGGTCTTGCGAGACCGGATGAAGTGGATCGACACCTGCGACACGCCATACTTCGCCGCCAGTTCGCGCTCCGTGGAGCGTGCGGCCCGGATTTCCCGCACGTCGTTTTCCGTCAGCTTTGCTCGCGGATGCTTCTCGCCCGCCGTTGACGTGCCGTGATAAACCGTATCGGCCATGTTCACGGCATGTGTTTCCCACTCCAGATTCCAGTCGTTGTTGTTCGTGCAGTCGCCGTCCAGGTGGCGGCATTCCGTTCCCGCCGGCGCGGGGCCGACGAACGCTTCCAGCACAAGCCGGTGAATCTGCACGCGCCGCAGATTGCCGTTCTTCGATAGCGTCACCTGAAGCCGGCCCTGCATGTTGTATCCGGGTTTCAGGAAATGCTCCTGACCCTTCACGCGCTTCACCATCCCCGTGTTGCTGACCTGATACCAGCCTTCATAGCCCTTTACGTCTGCCCACTGTTCCATGACCGCCTCCGTGTTGATAAGTGAAGCATAGTTAAATGGTCGCAACTTATCAAGTGTTTTCCGGTACGCGGTTCGGGAAACAGGTCTCAAAAATTAGCCACCCGTCCGGCGGGGAGGGTCAGGGTCCCCAGAGTTTGAGAATGATTCTCATTCCAAGCCGAAATCGCTGATATATCAGGGAAAAGCTCGATAATTCCTGATTATGTCAACTTATCAGAAATGGGAAATGTCAATGGAATCAATGACTTACCGAAAGTGCGAATGCACAGACGCGTTAGCAGACCGCGATTTGCTGGCCTAGGCAACCATTATCAGGTGATAGTGATTCGCGTTCCGGAAAATCCGCCGAGCGCCGGCCATCGGTATTTTCGAGACGCGCAAAGGAGGTCATTTCGCCACCAAATCGCAATTTGCGTATTGCGAATGCTTTCGTTATTCGCAAGACTTTCGCCGGTGCTCGCGCGTCCATAATGCGTAACTGCGGCAGTTGCATTTGTTTTCCTTGCTCTCTGTTTCGCAATTGCTATACTGGAATCTCCACAACAGGGAGACCGTCATGAAATTCTCAACGCTTCACACCGTCCTCATCCTGCTCGCGAACGCCTACATGGAAGTTGCCTGTCCTGACATGGAAGCACCTGAGATGCGCCGTCACTGGCTCATCCGTCGCACGGTTGACCTCCGCCACGTGGTGTGGTGCTGATATGGGCCTCTACACTCAGGACGATCTGAAGACCGCTTACGAATCCGGTAAGCGGCATGGCTACGACGAAGGCTGGCGCGCTGCACGTGAGCGGGCGAACCTGGAACTGGCACAGCTACACGCTCAGGTTGAATTGCTCGTGAAAAACTCTTCCGATCTGTTGATGCTCCGTCCAACCGCCATCGTTCTGGAGTCGAAATGATCCGCTACGCCATCCTTATCCCCGGTGACGAGATGATCGGTTTCATAGACTGCGCCGGCCTGCCTACGCTGGAGATGTGCGCCGACGCGCTGGCAGCGGAAGCGGGCTTCCCGGACCGCGATTCCTTTCTCCTCGCCAACCCTGAACTGAACACAATCGGCTTCGCACCCATCCACTAACGAAAACGGCCCACAACGGGCCGTTCTTCCTTTCTGCTGCCTCGGTATCATTCCTGCTCTACAAACGGCTCCTGCGCCTTCCTTGCACGCGAGGCAGCCTCTGCCAGCTCGGTATCGGCATACGTGATGCATGGCTGGCACCAGAGCGGCCCTTCCCACCTCACCAGCTCCAGCAGGCGCACGCTGAACTCCTGGCCACAGCACACGCACAGCACTGAATCATCGCGGCGCATTGTGGCCTCCTGCCAGCATGGCGAGAATCTCTTCCTGCTCTTCCGTCACGTGAATCGGTTTGTGATTTTTTCTGAACCTGATTTCGCTACCTTTGCCAAGTTGATCGCTGGGCCAGATCGAG